AATATTTTATTTATAATATTTTATTTATAATATTTTATTTATAATATTTTATTTATAATATTTTATTTATAATATTTTATTTATAATATTTTATTTATAATATTTTATTTATAATATTTTTTATATGTATAATTTATAATATGGCATATATTAATAAATATATAACAGATTTCAAAAATTTGTGCTCGCCGGCTTTTATTTATTTATTTTTATCAGTTCTAATATTTATTATTATTGCATTACAAAACTTTGGTAATACAACAAAATATTGCTTAGGTACTTTTGAATGTGAAATACCAAATACATTTTTACTGTTTGTGTTTAAAGCAATATATATATTATTTTGGACTTTCATATTAAATTCACTATGTAAGGCAGGATATAAAGAAATATCTTGGTTCTTAGTAATCTTACCATTATTACTATTATTTGTTATTTTAGGGTTAATTATTATAACATATTCTGTATCTCCTTCCATGATTTAATATATAATGTAATAATTATTAACATATAAAATATTAGTATTAATTAATACTAATATTTACAATGACTAGTAAAAGTAAGATACAATCACTTGATATATTAACAGATGAAAGTAAGAGTAATTCTATAAATCATGAAGAATTGGCTTGGTTAATAATAGATAAATATTTTAGTCATGATCCAAACATATTAGTAAAGCACCATTTAGAATCCTTTAATGATTTTTTTAATAATAAAATTTACAATATTTTTAAAGAGAAAAATCCAATATTAATAATAAAAGAACAAGATGAAGCAACAAAAGAATATAATTACAGGGCAGAAATATATATTGGAGGTATTGATGGAAAACGACTTTATTTTGGAAAACCAATAATATATGATACAAATCGAGAACACTATATGTTTCCTAATGAAGCCCGTTTAAGAAACATGACTTACGCTATAACTCTTCATGTTGATGTTGAAGTAGTTTATAAAATAATGAATAGCGAAGGACAATATACTGAAACAAAATCCTTATTAGAGAAAATATATTTAGGAAAATTTCCAATAATGTTAAATTCTGATTTATGTATTTTAAATAATTTAGATCCAATTGTAAAATTTAATATGGGAGAATGTAGAAATGATCGCGGTGGTTATTTCATTGTTGATGGAAAAGAAAAGGTTCTAGTATGTCAAGAGAAGTTTGCTGACAACATGCTATATGTTAAATCTGATTTCAATGAATTATATAGTCACTCAGCCGAGATACGTTCTGTTTCAGAAGATGCTTCTAAACCAATACGGACCCTTAGCCTACGAATATTACGTCCAGATACTAAATATAGTAATAACCAAATTTTAGTTAATGTTCCAAATATTCGCAAACCAGTTCCACTATTTATATTAATGAGAGCACTTGGTGTATTAAGCGATAAAGAAATTATTAAGACATGTTTATTGGATTTAAAAAAATACGAAAATTATATAGTATTATTTGTTCCATCTATTCATGATGCTGGAAATATATTTAATCAAGAAGTAGCACTAAAATATTTGGCAACACTAACAAAAGGCAAAACATTAGCACATATTTTAGAAATATTAATGGATTATTTCTTGCCACATATAGGAGAAAATAAATATATTGAAAAAGCATTCTTTTTAGGGCATATGGTAAAAGAATTGCTACAAGTTTATAAAAACGATAAAAAATCAACGGACCGCGACAGTTTTAAATTTAAAAGGGTTGAATTAGCCGGAACACTTATATATGACTTATTCAAAGAATATTACACTTTACAGCAAAAGCATATTTTTCAAAAAATAGATAAAGAATATTACTACAAAAAAGGTATTTACCAAAAAGACTTTATTAGTTTAATTGAAAACAATTATTTAGAATATTTCAAAGAACGCGTGTTAGAAAACGGATTCAGAAAAGCATTTAAAGGTAATTGGGGCGCTGAAGAACATACAAAGCGACCCGAAATAGTTCAAGATTTAAATCGACTATCATATAATTCTTTTTTATCTCATTTACGCAAATTAAATTTACCCTTAGATTCAAGCGCTAAAATAATTGGGCCACGACTATTACATTCCTCGCAATGGGGTATTATTGATCCTGTTGATACTCCGGATGGTGGAAATGTAGGATTACATAAACATATGTCGCTCGGATGTTTAATAACAAGTGGATATTCTGGAAAACCACTAATTGAATTATTGCGCACAGTATTTTTTATGGAATTATTAAGCGAATGCACAATTGAGTATATTGCTCATTGTACCAAAGTTTTTATAAATGGAGCATGGGTAGGAATAGTAACTAAACCCGTAGAAGTGATTGATTTATTGAAAAAATATAGACGAATTGGTTTGATACCAATATATACAAGTATAAATTGGTCAATAAAAGAAGACATTATTTATATATATAGTGATTCGGGTAGATTAACAAGACCGGTTCTTTATTTACAAAATAAAAAAGTATGTTATGAAAACGAGTTTATTTATAATAAAATGATTTCGCAGGATTTTCAATATGGAGAATTATTAATTGGATTTAATAAAATTAGACTTTTAACTAAAGATAAAAAAGAAGTTCCAATCGATTTAAATACGTTTATCAAATCTAATAAAGTATTTTTTAATTTTTATGACCTATATGATAAATCGGAAGCGAGTGATCAAGTAAATGCTATAGATGAACTAATTGAAAAAGGCGGAATCATTGACTATTTAGATACATCAGAAACTGAATCATCGCTAATAGCAATATATAGCGAAAAAATTACTAAGTATACTAGTCATTGTGAAATTCATCCATCGCTATTGTTAGGTGTTATGGGCAATCAAATTGTATTTCCAGAAAACAATCAACTACCAAGAGATCTTTTTTCTTGCGGACAAAGCAAGCAAGGCGTTAGTTTATATAATACAAATTATCAAAATCGTATTGACAAAATGGGTGTTGTATTAAATAATGGACAAATACCGCTTGTAAAAAGTCGCTATTTAAAATATATATATAATGAAGAACATACTTATGGAATAAATGCGATTGTTGCTATTGGTTGTTATGGTGGATACAATGTCGAAGATTCTATATTATTTAATGAAGCATCTATAAGACGTGGTATGTTTAATACTACATATTTTAATATGTATGAAGCGCGCGAAGAAAGTACAAAAGTTGCTGGAACAAATATAGATTCTAAATTTATAAATATTGAATCAAAAACCGTGTTTGGTAAAAAACCTGGTTACGATTATTCATATTTAGACGAGCATGGAGTAATTAGAGAAAATACACCATTAGATGATAAAAAAGTAATCATTGGAAAAGTGACAAATAATATGAGTATTCCAGATACATTTTTAGATGCTTCGATAACACCAAAAAAGGGACAATTAGGTTATGTTGACAAAGCATTTATAACAGAAGGCGAAGAAGGATTTAGAATTGCTAAAGTCAGAATTAGAGAAGAAAGAATACCAGCGCAGGGCGATAAATTTTGTAGTAGATGCGGTCAAAAAGGGACAGTTGGATTAATAATTCCAGAAGAAAACATGCCATTTACTGCCGAAGGAATAAGACCCGATTTAATAATAAATCCGCATGCTCTCCCAAGTCGTATGACTATTGGTCAATTAGTAGAAACATTAATGGGAAAAGCATGTGCGCATTATGGTGGATTTGGAGATTGTACGGCATTTGTAAATAAAGGTCCAAAACATACATTATTTGGAACATTATTGAGAAATATTGGATATAGTTCTACCGGAAATGAAATTATGTATAGCGGAGAATCAGGCGAACAAATAGGAATGGAATTTTTTATTGGACCATGTTATTATATGCGTCTTAAACATATGGTTAAAGATAAAATAAATTATCGCGCACAAGGTCCTAGAACAGCACTAACACGACAAACAGTTCAAGGACGCGCAAACGATGGGGGGTTACGTATAGGTGAAATGGAGCGCGATGGCATTATTGCCCATGGAGCAACAGCATTCTTAAAAGAATCTATGTTGACAAGAGGCGACGATTATCATATAGCAATATGTAATACAACAGGAACAATTGCTATTTATAATGAATCTAAGAATATTTTTATAAGTCCTTTTGCTGATGGACCTCTAAAATTCAGTGAAAATTTTGAAAATTCTATGAACCTAGAAGTTGTTTCAAAATATGGAAAGTCATTTAGTATTGTTCGTGTTCCTTATTGTTTTAAATTATTAATACATGAACTACAGGTTATGAATATTCAAATGCGTATTATCACAGAAGATAATATAGAACAATTAACTTCTATGAACTATGCTAAAACAATAGAAAATTTAAAATTAACAAAATTAACAGAAAAAGAACAATTAGAATTTTCTAAGAAATATGATAAACAATTAGTAAATGTACAAATACCAGAAAAAACAACAGAGCAAATAATAAAAGAAACAGAAACTGAAGAAACCAAAGCAGCCAAAGAAGCCAAAGAAACTGAAGAAGTCAAAGAAACTGAAGAAAGCGATGATGAAGGACTTAGTCAAGTAACTATAGATTCCATTAAACGCGCTGAAGAAGAATTTGAAAAATATCAAGATCTTGAAGATTTTGATAATGAGGAAAATTCACCTATTAATATTGGCGACCAAGTAAACAATGATGAATTAGAAGTTGAAAATTTAAATAGTCAAAAAAGCGTTCAAATAAATGAATCTAAAAATGAAGACCTTTTAGAAATAGAAGAATTACCTATTCAAGATGAAAGTAAAACAGAAGAAATATCTTTATTAAAATTATCACCGCCTACTTCAGAAGTTGAAGACATTAAAGAACGGGCTAATTCAGACAATAGCATTGAAAAAAAAACTATTAAAATAAATCAACAATAAATCAACAATAAATCAACAATAAATCAACAATAAATCAACAATAAATCAACAATAAATCAACAATAAATCAACAATAAATCAACAATAAATCAACAATAAATCAACAATAAATATTTTATTTTATAATTGATATAAATTAAAAAGTATTATATTATTATAACTTAATTATGACCAATAGCAATAGTTTCATTATAAGTATTTATAATTCGCGTAAAAATTTATTAGAAATTTTAAGCGAGCGCGGGTTTAATATTGAAAAATATTCTGAATTTGGCATTACAGAAATAGGAATATTAATAGAAAATAATCAATTGGATATGCTATTAGAAAACGAAGCAACAAAGAAAAAAATTTATGTAAAGTATTATGTTTCTAAAGTTATAAAGCCTCAAAATATTTATGACATTGTTGAAGACTTATTTCATTTAGAATCAGTTTTAGAGAAAAAAGATGATTTAATGGTAATTGTAAAAGACGAACCAAACGAAACAATGTTAGAAAACATCAAAGATATTTGGGTATCAGAAAATATTTATGTATCTTTAATTAATATTAAGCGACTACAGTTCAATATTTTAAAGCATGTATTGGTTCCTAAACATACTATTTTAACGCAAACTGAAAAAGAATTATTTATGAAAAAATATAATATTTTTGACAAATCACAAATTCCTGATATTTCATATTTTAGTCCAGTATCAATTGTTATGGGAATTAGACCAGACGACGTTGTTAAAATCGAACGGGCTAGTCGCACATCAATTAATGCCGATTACTATAGGATATGTAAGTTATATTAAATTATTAAATTATTAAATTTATTAAATTATTAAATTATTAAATTATTAAATTATTAAAATAACTATATTTTATAAATTTTTTTATAAAATATATAGTAATATATTACTTTATAATGACTAGTAATAATTATTTTACTTTTGATAAATGTTATTCAAAACCAATAGCACTTAGTGAAGCATCTTTTAATCGTATTTTAGCAAAAGACTTTTATCATTCAACCGTATCAAGTGTTAGGGATTGTGAAGTTCAATCTATAAGAACTAATAGTGAGTTTTTTTTAATTAATGATGTATCTAGCACATTAAATAATAATATTTATACAAATTGCTATATTCCAAAACTGCCTAATAATACTAGTACATCTATATTTGGTAATAACACAATAATTCAGCGCGCACTACGATTATTTGATAGATTGTTTAATGATGGTTCTACCACGAATCCTTATACTACACAAACTATGCCCATTGCTGATAGTTGTAATAATTTACTGTTTAATCTATCTAGATCACCAAATGAACAAACATGTTTTAGATATGTAATAGACGATCAAATATATACACCAAAATCTAAGTATGCGTACTATAGAAGACCACTACTTACTAGTGATAATATTAATATTATGAAAAATATGACAGATCCAACTACTTATACAAACCCTAGTGTTTTAAATCTGTTAAAACAGTTTGAAGAGTTGCTTAAATTTGACACAACTGATCCCACTTATACGAGCACTAATAGTAATCATGGCCCTTTAACTCTTCGCTTTAAAAATTATATATGTAGTCCTGACGATCCAGAAAATTTGAACTTATTAAATGTGCAAATTACAGCATTGAATACAAACTATAACAACTTATTTACTAAGTTAAATGATATAAAAACTGATTTGTCAAGTATTAATTATCTAAATAGTTTTGACGATAACACATTAAGGGGACTAAATTTAAACATTATTACTAAATCAAAAGAGTTAAATAATTTATTAACTTCTGGTGGAGGAAATAATGGAAGATTAGACGATTCAACTTTATTAACTCAATTTAAAATAGTAGAAAATTGTATATTATTATTACTTATTATTTGTTTTATTTTTTATTTTACTAAAAAAAAGCAATTTAAGGTAACATAAAGTTTAATATATTTTATTATTCAAATAAAATATATTATAATAAAATATATTATAATATTAAGAATATTCAATATTATGGCAAATGAAAACAAAGTTATATTTTATTCTGAAGAACTAAATGAAGATATTTATCAAAATAACAAATTATTAACTTCTAAGAAAATTATCTTAGAAAATAATGAAAAAGAACAAATAAATCAAAACTTATACAATACAATAGTTGACTCTAAAGACTATTTAGGATGTATCAATAATAATTGCAGCACTCTCAAAAATGATTGCTCTAAAACAGAAAATAATTCCAACAATTCTATTGATATTATAAATAACATTAACACTAAATCAAATATACAAGGTAATATAAGTAATTATATTACAAAAATTATAGATTTTGTATTTATATTAATATTAATAGGATTACTGATTTTTATAATATATAAAAGAGAATCATTATATTTATTATATGTTTTAGGAATAACTTTAGTATATATATTTATCAAATTTTTAATGTTATCAAATTTTTAATGTTATCAAATTTTTAATGTTAGAATATATTCAAATTAATATATTTTAAAATATATTAAAATATTAAATATATTATGAAAAGTAAAAATAAATTTACTGCTAAGTTAAAAAGCATTAACTACGCTAATGTTATTATTATTTCATTAATATTAGGAGTTAGTATATATTTTTTGTACTTTAATGATAAAATACATGTCCAAGATACTATTGTTGATAGTTTAAATGAAAAAGAGGATTGTCTAGTTGAAAACTTTGATGTTGGAACATATGTAGATGTATGTAAAAATAGAACCACTCATTTTTATAATTTAAATCCTACAGCAAGATCTGCAACAAGTTTAGATACTTGCGAGAAAACATGTACCGACACTAGTTGTCATGTTTTTACATTTAAAAATACCTCGTGTCATACTTATAAAGGAACATTAGATGGGTCAGGTATTGATACAAGTAGAAGAACAGATCCTATTAAAATAAGTTGTAATTCAACAAAATTTCCCGGTACCGCATATGACAACTGTTATAATGGTGTTGGTTATATAAATAAATCATACTTTAGTAATAATAAAACTATATTACATTATTTAGACCCATATTTAACAGAACGCACAAATGTTTTAAATTCTTTATATAGAATAGATAATAGTAGAAATTTGATAAGGAGTTCAACTTCTAGTACTATTGATAATGCTTTAAGAACCGGCATAAGCAATGAAATCACGCAATTATTTGATAAATTTAATACTTTGAACACGAATATCTTTGATATTAGTAGAAATGTTTTGTATACAGATATGTTTAATGGAACTCCACTAATAAACAATAGTATTTTAGCACCTATCACGCGAGATAATTTATTTTTATTGGATGTAAGTAAAAAATATAGTACGTCTAACAAATCAGATAATTTAGGTGGATTAATAGATGGCAATATACCAAAATTTATATCAAGTAATCTTCGTTATTTGATTTTGGCACTTATAATGATTATAACTATTATAGTATTAATTTTATATAAGTCATCTAATTTAATAAATGAAAAAGTTATAATAGTATATATAATAATCATTACAGTTATGGTATTATTTTTAACACATCATTTTAAATTATAGTTTATAGTTTATAGTTTATAGTTTATAGTTTATAGTTTATAGTTTATAGTTTATAGTTTATAGTTTATAGTTTATAGTTTATAGTTTATAGTTTATAGTTTATAGTTTATAGTTTATAGT